CAATTTTACAAAAAAAGCTTTCGGGAAAGCTACCATGACGCCCAAAAACCTCATGGTCGCCGGAGCGATCAGCAAACAGCTGTTAGTTCAAACCGCTGATGTGGCCGACCGCCTGATCCGCGAAGAGCTGATCAAGGCAATCGCTCACGGATTGCAGGCTGCCGCCATCAACGGCTCCGGACAGGATGCCCAGCCATACGGAATCCTCAATACCGTCGGTATTGGGGCCGTGATCGGTGGCGAAAATGGCGCAATCCCCGCCTGGTCCCACATTGTCAACCTCGAAAGCGAAATCGCAAACGACAACGCCGACCTGGGCGAAATCAAGTACCTCACCAACACCAAAGTGCGCGGAATCTTAAAACAGACCTTGCGCTCCGCCGGAGTATCCGGCTACATCTGGGAAGGAACTCAGATGAACGGCTACCAGGCGCTCACCAGCAACGTAGTCCCGTCCAACCTCGAAAAGGGGACTTCAAGCGTTTGTTCCGCCATCATCGCCGGCGTTTGGTCCGAGCTATTCATCGGCATGTGGGGCGGCCTCGACATTGTCGTAGATCCCTTCACCCGCGCCGACTTCAACGAAATCAAACTCGTTCTCAACCAGTTTGCCGACGTTGCGCTTCGTAACGCCGAGGCGTTCGCAGCCATGAAAGACGCCCTCACCGCGTAGAATTGATCATCTTGCCGCCGGCCATGCCCGGCGGCATTTAAAAATACCGATATGAAAGTCAAATTTCTGAAAAACGTACAAGGAATGGCCTACTTCCCCGGAGATATCGCCGAAATCAACGAGTCGCGCGCAGCCAAACTGGTAAACTCCGGAAGTGTGATCGTTATCCCTGAACCGGAAGGACCGGTAAACGAGCTGCCCAAAAAACTTCCTATGCGGGATAAAATATTTTCAGCAGGATTCGAAACCATCGACGATATCAAAGCCATCGCCGAAAAGCTCGAATCCGAACTGGAAATCACACCAAAACAGGCCGACGCAATCCGGGAATTTTTAAACGCCTGACGTTATGATCCTAAAACTGATTGAATCGCCAATTGAGATGCCGGTATCGCTCATCGAACTCAAAGAACATATCGGAATCACGCACAACGCAAAAGATGCAAACCTGACCATTTTGCTCGCTGCAGCCGTTGACGATGCCGAAAGATTCACCAGTCGCCAGCTTATGCCGGCTACTTACGAAATGATCCTGCCGGCATTCAGCAAACGGATCGTGATAGGGAAAAGCCCTGTTTCCGAAATCGTATCAGTCAGTTACTTCGATCAAAACAACGTCACCCGGACGATGGATTCAACCGGCTTCTACAAAAGTCTGTTTTCAGAGCCGGCATACATCGAGCTCGAAACCATCCCGGCCGTTTACAGTCGCCCCGATGCCGTAACCATCCGCTTCACGGCAGGATACGAATCGGCACAAAAAGTGCCGGCAGCAATCAAAGCAGCTATTCTGCTGACTGCCGCCGGATTCTACGAAAATCCCGCCGACAGCGTCAGGCAGTTGCCTACCGCCGCCGGGAATCTACTGCGTCAATATCGCTTACATCTGTAGGTTGCTTCATATTAGGTTTGGTTAGTTAGATTGTTTTTCTCCCCCCGCCCTGCGGGGTGGGGGGAGTTTTTTAAAACAGCATGCCCGAAAAAATCAAAATAGGATCATTCAACGAAATGGTAACGATACTGCGGCCTATTAGAACGCCCGACAGTTACGGCCAGATCATTGAAAGCTTCGAAACTGAAATCGAAACGTTCATGGGCGTTTCCATGTCCGGCAGCGAAACTTTTTCGGGCGAACGACTGCAATACCAGCAGGTAGCGACCTTCACCGGGCATTACTACCCGCTTTCAACCACCTGGCGCCTGCTATTTGCAGCCTCGCAGTGGAATATCATTTCTGTTGAAAAAATGCAGCTCGGCCGGTTCATGCGAATCGTTGCTGCCAAAATCGTGGAGTGATGGGAAACAAATCAAATAGCCGCCGCACGACGCGCGAACCCGTCGAAATTGAGTTCACCGGTGTTGAAAATATTCATGAAATTTTTGCAAAGCTGCCCGAGCAGTACGGGAAAAAACCCGTAACCGCGACATTTCGCAAGGGGGCGGCACATTTCGTAAAGGCACTGAAGCAATCCGCTCCGGTGGCAAGCGGCGACACGAAAAAATCAATCGGAATAAAAGGCGGAAAAGGAGCATCCATTATCGTCGGTTTCCGCACCGGAAAAACATACATGCCCGCGTGGTTCAAAGCATATTGGAACAATTACGGTACGCTCTCCGAGCGCGATCCTTCACATCAATTTGTGAAATCGCGCAAGAAAAAAACAATAAACTGGAAGGGTGGAATCCGCCCGCTACGCTTTGTCGAAAAAAGCTGGGACGCCACCAGGGCACAAGTTCAGAATACAATCAACGAGGAGCTCGTCTCGCAAACCGAAAAGTTCCTGAAAAAACATGCCGTTCAATGATTTTGCAAGCTGTCATATCAACCGTGAAAAAAGTAATCGACGCTTATCCCATCATAGGCGATATCGAGGCGGTAACGCCATTTGCGGCCATAGATGTCAAGCAAAAACCGTTTTTCACAAAAAATGGCATCTGCGGATACTCCAATACCGCCGAAATCATCATCGTACACCAGGGGCTTTCCGTCGTCATGCAAAAATCCGAAGAGGTAAAAACAGTAGTTGCGGCCATGGCCGGAACCATCGACCAGACCGAAATTGAAAACGTGCGCTTCATTGAAGAAGAGCAGAGTTTTGACGAAAAATCACAATGCTACATCAATCTGATTCAATATCAAATTAACTCAAAAAATCAGTAAAATCATGGGAAACAAAGTGTTAGGTTACAACATCGGCTTGAAGCTGGGGACCAAAAAAATACTCGGTACCACACAGGATAACTTCAAGATCGAAGGCGTCAGGAAAGAGTCGATCATGAAAGCCGACGCCGGGATTAAGCAGTACGACAACGACGGATCACGGGCCTCCTTCTCCGTAACCGCCTTTGTAATGAAAAAAGCAGTCGCCGAAGCCGACGTCATGGACATCCAGGACATCCGCCAGGCTTGTGCACAGAACAGCCAGGCCGCCTTCGTATACGGCGGAGAAGCAGCCGGCGATTACACCGTGTCAGGGAACGCAATGTTTTTAAGCTGCGCCGAAACTTCTGATTCCGAAAACTATGCCACCGTGACCATCGAGCTCGAAATGATCGGCGATCCGGTGTTCGGAACCGTAGGCGCTTAATCTGAAAAACGTATGAAGCACGATTTGATAGAAATTTCCGGAACCGACTTCCGGATCGAATTTAACTGGAATGCGATCAGCAATTTTATCGAAACCGAAGGCCTTAGCCTTTCGAAAATCGACCAGCTCGATAACCTGACGCCTTCTCAGATCACCCGCCTGATCCATGCCGGAATTTGCGAAGGGTGCCGACTCGACGGCGTCAAATTTCCCTATTCAGCCAACGATCTGGGCGCAGCGCTCGGTGTCGAAGAAGTTGCCGCAGTGCTCAAAATATACCAGGCGCACACAACCGCGAAAAATTCAACGGTGAAGCCCGGAAAAAAAAAGGCCGGGATTTTTCAGAAGAGATAACCATCGACCATCTCCTCGGAATAGCCGTCGGATTAATGCGGATCACGCCGGTAGAGTTCTTTGAAATGCGCGTTTGTCATTTCTTCGCTGCTCTTGAAGAATACACAAGGGCACAAGAAAACAGCAAGCGCGTTTTTTGTGAAACAACCAGGTTACAAACCACCTTTTTGGTAAACATCAACCTGAAAAAAGAAGACCAGCTGCGCCCAACCCAGCTGTGGACGCTCCCGTGGGATACAAAACCACAACCGGTTAATGAAGATAGCTTGATGAAAACCAGTCAAAAGTTACTTGACTTGCTCGATAACATGTAGACTATGTCCGAAACCATCACAAATCTGAAAGTCCGCTTCGGCGCCGACACCTCCAATTTCAAAAAGGGGATGTCTGAAGGCGAAAAAGCGATGAACGATTTCAAGGAAAACGCCGGCGGTGCTTTCGACCAGTTCGCCGCCGCCTTTGGCGTCAACATGGACGCGTTGCGGGGCGGAATCAGTTCTGTGCAAAAAAACCTTTTCGGGCTAGGTTCAGCATTACAAGGAGCCACGGCCGGTTCAGGAGGCCTCATAGCAAGCCTGAAACTCCTGAAAGTAGCCCTCATTTCAACCGGCATCGGCGCCCTCATTGTCGCCCTCGGATCGCTCATTTCCTATTTCACCAAAACCGAACGCGGCGCCGAATGGGTCGAAAAGGTGATGAAACAGATCGGCGCCGTCGTCAACGTGTTGGTCGACCGCGTCAGCGCCCTGGGAGAAACCATCTTTAAGGCTTTCGAAGATCCAAAACAGGCCATTTCCGACCTGTGGGAAGCCCTCAAAAAAAATATTGTCAACCGCTTCGAGGGGCTTATCGACCTGTTCAAGGCCGTAGGTGGCGGACTGGAAGCGCTCTTCAACAGAGATATCAAAGGCCTCGAAACCGCAGCCGTAAAAGCCGGATTTGCTGTTACGCAAATGATGACAGGACTCGACGCCGAGCAGCAGGTGAAGCTGGCCGATGGAATTCGCGGTATTGTGAAAGAGATGAGCGAAGAGGCCCGGATTGCCGGCGAACTGCAGGACGCCCGCGAAAAACTCGAAGACCAGGAAATTGCCCTGATCGAAATACAGGCAAAACGCAGAAAAGAGATCAACGCCGCCCGTCTCCTTGCAAAAGACGAAACCGTGTCGGCCGATGAACGCCTGAAAGCCATGCAGCGCGCCGCCGACCTCGAAAAGAAAACCCTGGCCGAAAACCTCGCGCTCCAGCGCGAAAGGGTACGCATCATGGCGGCCGACATCGACCTGGCCGAATCAACCGATGAGGACTACCGTGCCCTGGCCGAAGCAAAAGCCGCCGTGCATGATATCGAAGCAGAAAGCCTGCGTACACAAAAACGCCTCCAAACCGAAATCAACACGCTCACAAATGAAATCGAGCGGCAAACCGAGGCTATCAAAAAGAAACGCGAAGAGGAGCTCAAAGGAGCTGCCCTCAAAATCGATCCGGTAAAAACATCCCTCGAAGTCAACACCAAAGGCCTTGAAACCGAAAAGCTCCAAAAATGGGCCGATCAGCAAAAAAAGGTTTTTGCAGGCGCCGAAAATGTGATTATAAATTTTGCAGATGTTTTCAACTCATCGATGCAGGGCCTGGCCGAAAATTTTGGCGAAAAGATGGGAGAAGTCATCGCCGGTACGGCCGGATTTGAAGATATCGGAATCATCATCCTGGGCAGCCTCGGAGACCTCGCCGTCCAGGTGGGGAAAATCAGTATCGGCGCCGGCCTGGCTGTTTTGGGGATCAAAGAGGCGTTAATGTCACTAAACCCGGCCGTGGCCATCGCCGCCGGGATTGCGCTTGTTGCCCTCGGATCAGCCGTCAAATCTTCTCTCAAAGGGGCCGCAACTGGCGGAAGCGGAGGAACTTTTTCCGGTCAAAGCGGCGGCGTGTACGACCTCCGCAGCAGCGTTCCTGTCCGAACAAATGCCGTCAGCGCTGAACCGCAAAAAATTGCGGTCGAAATCACAGGAACCAGCAAAATCCGCGGGAATGACATCTATACATCTTATGAAAATGCACGTCGTAACCGAAAATTAAATACATAAAAATGGGATACGGTGTCATATATCAGCTTCAGGTACTATCCCGGAAATTCCGCGATACTTACCGGATCGACATTGAGCGCAACGGTTACACCGGCCCTGCGGTGATGAAGTCTGTTGGCGAAGGCGGTGTAGTGCTCACAAAAGAGTCGACAGAAAAAGTCTGCGGAACACGCCTCGAAATATCGATACAGGCCGACGTCAACTTTGAATACTTCGACTTTTTCAACTACGACACCCGCCGGCATCGCTGCAAACTATACAAAAACGGCGTCTGCATCTGGACCGGTCACCTGATCCCCGATACCTACACCGAGCCATTCCGCTGGCCGCCCTACGATGTCTCAATCGCAGCCA